AAAAAAGCATAATTATATGATTCACACAATAAACATATGAATACTGTATGCTCACATTGCGTAAAGGATAATGGTATAGAAGGCATTGATGGGAAAAGACCAAAATTATGTGATAAAGACAATTGTAAGGTTCCATTTGATTACACATTCTGTGAGTGCCAATGTCATTATTAAAAACACTTTATGAGTTTAAACTCATAATATTCTCTGTTTTTTTAATTATATCGATAATTCTATTTATACCTGAATCCGAAAAACCAAGATGCGTAGATATGATTACATCTAAAACCACTATATGTTAGAAAGAATTAAATAATAATGTTACTATTATATATCATGCCAGATTACGAAGATACTAAACAAAGAATGATTGATATGATTTCACACGTTGATGACTTGGATATGATTATGTATAATAGTTATGATATTTTCACATCAAAACTTACAGATCGTGATTTAAGAATGTTAGCAGACATACACTATCATGTAACTGGAAGGCTAGATAAAGCTGACAAGTTATATCAGGAACTTGATCATTTTAATAATGGGTTGGTATGAGTAGATATGATGTGTCATTACTGTCACATGAAAGGAACGGTTAAGGAAATAAAAGAACATGAAAATAATATTCATAAAACAGAGATGTTATGATTCATGTATGAGTATAAGGCAAGACCATTCCATCAGGACAGGATATAAACATATGAAAGTTCTACTCAACTCATTGGCAATATAGATTAATATAAATATGGCAATGATAATAAAAAAAATCAATGCTAATTAATGGGGATAGTTTAGTAGAACTTGCGAAACTAGATGATAACAGTGTAGATCTAGTTGTAACAGATCCTCCTTATGGATATTCGTTCATGGGCAAGTCGTGGGATAAAGCACTTCCAGATAAAAGAATATGGAAAGAATGTCTAAGGGTATTAAAACATGGTGGGTTTGCGTATGTAATGTCAGCACCAAGACAGGATGTGTTGTCAAGAATGATGATTAATTTAGAAGATAGTGGATTCAATATAGGATTCACTTCAATGTATTGGGCTTATGCAACTGGATTTCCTAAAGCTATGAATATGAGTAAAGCAGTTGATAAGAAGTTAGGGGTTAAGCCAGATTCATTAGGTATTGTTAAAGGTATGGGAAAACAAAATTCTGATTGGAATGGTAAAGGAGTTGGTGGAAGAAAAGAGGATTATTTTAAACCAGAGTATGAGAAAGTTAAAGCAACAAGTGAAGAAGCCAAAAAATTAGATGGAAGTTATGCAGGGTTTCAACCAAAACCAGCAGTAGAGGTAATAATTGTTTGTATGAAACCATTGGAAGAAAAAGGGTATATTACACAAGCATTAAAAAACGGTAAGGGAGTTTCATGGTTTGATGATTGTAGAATACCTTATGATATGTATGATGAAACTGAATATATACCAAATAGAGTTGGATATAAAAATGGTATCAAACATATTAAAAATCATAATGGTAAAAACCCATTTATACAAAGTCAGAAAGAGAATACTGATGTACAAGAACAAACTTTTAACATTCAAGGTAGATACCCAGCAAACCTACTTGTTAGTGATAACGCAGTTGATACAGGTGAAATAACAAAAGGAATACAAAGTAAACGGGGTGGTAGTATAGGAACTAATGGTAGTACCGATAAATATGCAGGTGGTTGGAAAGAACTTGAAACGTTTGAGTGTGGATATAACGATAAAGGTGATTTTAGTAGGTATTTTGACATTGACAAATGGTGGGAATCACAATTTATCATAACACCAAAGGCTTCAAAGAGTGAGAAGAATAAAGGATTGGATGACTTTGAGGAAAAGAGTGTGAATAGAATAAGACAAAATAAAACCAATCCTGAAAATTCATTGAAAACAGGAAGTGGTAAAATTAGAGATGTTAGGATGGCAAATAACCATCCAACAGTAAAGCCATTAAAACTAATATCATACTTAATCACTTTAGGTAGCAGAGAGGGAGATGTAGTTCTTGATCCTTTCATGGGCAGTGGAACAACTCCACTTGCATCTAAACAATTAAATAGAAAATACATTGGAATAGAACTAGATGAAGATTATTTTAAAATATGCGAGGCACGTGTTGAAAATTGTTAATTAATGGAGATAGTCTAAACGAACTTGCAAAACTAGATGATAACAGTGTAGATCTAGTTGTAACAGATCCTCCTTATGGATATTCATTTATGGGAAAAGAATGGGATAAGGCATTGCCTGACAAAAGAATATGGAAAGAATGTTTGCGTGTTCTAAAGGCAGGTGGATTCGCTTATGTAATGTCAGCACCAAGACAGGATGTCCTTGCAAGAATGATGGTTGACTTGGAAAATGTGGGTTTTAAAATGGATTTTACAAGTATGTATTGGGCTTATGCCACAGGATTTCCTAAAGCTATGAATATGAGTAAAGCCATAGATAAAAAATTGGGAGTAAAAAGTGAAGTCGTTGGCGTGGTAAAACACGCAGATAATTTAGAAGAAGCAATAAAAAACAAAGTTGGATTTTTAGCAGATCAAGCAAATCAGAATAATAAGAGAATGATGGGGTATGGTGATCAGGAATTAACAAAAGCAACAAGTAAAGAAGCAAAAAAGTTAGATGGTTCGTATGCTGGATTCCAACCAAAACCAGCAGTTGAAGTTATAATTGTATGTATGAAACCATTAGAAGAAAAGGGATATACAGATCAAGCATTGGCAAATGGCAAAGGTGTTAGTTGGTTTGATGATTGTAGAATACCAACAGGAGATTCTGATAAATATGATTTGGAACAAAGAGCAGTAAGTAAGGCTTATGGAATACAAGAAGATGATTCATTCTTAGATAAGATACATGATGCAGATGCTAAACATGGAGTGCAAGATAAAGGCAGATACCCAGCTAATCTACTTGTAAGTGACAATGCAGTTGATACAGGTAAAATAACTAAGAGTCCACATAATGATGGTGTTAGACAATTCAGTGACACAGTATTCAATTTAGGACTTACAACTGGAATAAAACATGAGATTGGTGACAGTGGAGATTTCAGCAGGTATTTTGACATTGACAAATGGTGGGAATCACAGTTCATTATAACACCAAAGGCAAGTAAGAGTGAAAAGAATAAGGGGTTAGATGACTTTGAGGATAAAAAAGGAAAAGGTCAGTGGAACATAGAAGATAACGGAAATGCAACAGCAGGAATGGGTAATCATAATCCTTTATGTCTAAAATGTAATTGTTATAAAATAGGAAAATTGAAAAGTAAACCATCATGTATATGTGATAACCCAGAATGGAGAACTCCAAAGAATCTATCTACAAAGAATAATCATCCAACTGTAAAGCCATTAAAACTAATGTCATACCTAATTACATTGGGTAGTAGAGAAGGTGATACAGTTTTAGATCCTTTCATGGGAAGTGGAACAACACCTCTAGCATCAAAACAAATGGGAAGAAAATATATCGGTATTGAAAGAGATGAAGATTACTTTAAGATTTGTTGTGCAAGGGTTGGTGATGAACCAACAATACTTTCTAAAGAGGAAGAAAATGATTTCTCACAAAATCCTGAAAGACAGGTAGGTAGGGAATTGACTATTGAAGAAAAACCAATTGAAGAAAAGATAGTGGAAGAAAATACAATATGTGAAGTATGTGGGGTTGATTATCGTGGATCTACAAAAGAAGAACATGAAGCTAGACAATTCCATCAAGATAGGTTGAATTAATATGTATGAGTATAAGGCAAAGATAATTGAAGTGTATGATGGCGACACGTTCACGTTTGAAGTGGACTTGGGATTTTCAATTACTGTAAAAGAGAAGATAAGACTTGCAGGAATTAATACACCAGAGGTTAGAGGAAAATCCAAACTAGAAGGAATTGTGGTTAGGGATTATGTCAGGGATATCATACTTGGAAAAGAAGTAACTATACAAGTTTTCAAGAAAGGTAAGTTTGGAAGATATATCGCATATGTTTTCTTTGATGCCTCTTTTATGACAAATGGCGAAGAAGGAATACCATGCAACTTAACCGAGCATTTACTGGAAAAGAATTATGGTGTTGAGTTTATGAGTGACAGATTTTAGAAAGATTTATTAAAAAAGTGATTATAACATAATTATGCCTCAAATAACGGATCTAGACTTGGTACATACAATGGAGGTATTGGATGAATTGGTAAGGATAGTTGAGAATGATCCAATATTTGAAGCAGGAGTACAATCAAAGAACAGGGATAAGATAAGACATCTAATGGGTTGTCAGGAATTAATTGGAGAAATTTTGGCAAACTGATAAATAAAAGTATAATACAAAGTAATTGATGGATCCTTTAAATGACGGTTCAATAAGTTCTTTCTACACATATCTAGGAATGCTAGTATTTTTAAAAAACTGCATTGGCAATATGGGATGTCAGGAAGATGTGAGTTACTTGTTAACATCAAAGGATGTAATATTAGAAAAATGTAGAGAATCATTCTCAATAGAAAGGATAGATTTTCTAGAGTCATATATTGACGAAGATAAAATGGAATCCGATACTATTATATAGAGTATATTATCCATAGTATACATGAAACAAGATAAATTTGATGTCATCTGTGATGTTGATGGAACTCTAGTAGATATTAATGCAAGAGTCGATCTAGCAGTTGCAGGTGCCAAGAAAGGGAAAAAAATGAATTGGAATATATTCTTGGATCCTAAAGTGATTCTCGAAAATGATGTTGAACAAGAAGATGTTACTGGTGTAATTAAATCACTTATTCAAAGTGGACACAGAGTAATTATTACTTCTGCAAGAAACGAGAGACATAGAGAAGTCACTGAACAACAACTTGCAAAATTCGGAATTAAACATTCAGCATTATTCCTTAGAGCAGATGGAGACTTTAGAGGAGACGATGATGTTAAAGAAGAACTCTTAGGAAAAATCAGAGAAGCAGGATTTGATCCAAAGGTAGCATTTGACGATAGACAAAAAGTTGTTGACAGATGGAGAAAGATTGGAATCCCATGCCACCAAGTGAGGGCTACCAATGTATAACCAAACAATCCCAAGACTTGAAAAAGCCTTCAAACTAATTGAGGACAAACAAGTCGTTTTACTTTTATCTCCTAATGCAGTTGTTCATGGTAACAAACCATACCATGTCAACTATGTGGAGGAAACTTGCGAATGTGAGGATCATATTTACAGAAATCTAAAGTGCAAACATATCTGGGCAGTTACACTTAAATTACAACAACTACATGGAGTAACAACATGAGTGAACAAGAAGAAGATCCTTACAGCGAACTTTACAGGGAGATGCTTCAAAGAATAGAAGCACTTGAGGAAAGGGTTGCAAGACTTCCATGTGATCATGTAGAATTTCCAATAGATGAGGAATATGTATTAGACGAAGATGACTTTGAAGTTAGAGTTGAAATTTGCAGAAATTGTGGAGAAAGAGTATGATGGATCAGATTAGATGTGATAATTGTGGTATATATTATACAATGATAAATCAAACCCATGAATGCAAACGAAAAGATATAGATAAATGGCGTGAATCAGATGAATTTGAATTAATGGTTCATAGGGAAATATTTGAAACAGGAACTAGTAATTGGTATGATACGGAAGGAGTAAATAATTACAAAGAACATATTAAAAATGACAAAGACTGCAAATTTTGTAAAGTATTAAAATACTAGTATTTCCAAATATTATTGTGGATTGGAATCAGGAGATAACAAGTGAAACGGTAGCAGAATTAAAAAAGAGAAAGACACTCAACTTTATACTAACATCGATTAATGTTTAAATATAGTTATATTATTTATGTAATATGGGTGCTGAGGAAGATATCATAACAGTTTATGGTAGGAATCATACATTTAGTTCAGTCAATTCAATGGCAGAAAGAACAATAGAGGAAAGAGGTTATTCACATGGTCATAGAGGTTATTCAGGAACTATGGCAGAATCATGGGGTAATATTGTCCATGTGAATCAGGTATTCCCAGACTCTAGTGATGCAATTGATTATATTCGTTCAATGAATGATAAAAATACCACGTTTATAGCAAAATTTGATTGGACAACTTATACAGGAGCTGACGGTGGAAAACCATATGAAGTGGGTGATGAGTTACATGATTCTGATTTTGGTTTTGTTTATGGTGGAAATGGAAGATCCACTTAAAGTATATCATGATATTTTATCCATCTCAAATGAAGAAGGAGGTAATCCAAATCATGATCCTGAAAACGGACAATTTACAAGTGGAGGTGGAGATGGAGATACACAAAAATCAATATATGATGATATTGATAAAGGATTGGATTTACCAGATCTAAATCATAATAACAAAGGATGGAATATTGATAAAGATAAAAATGATTCAGATGCAACGAAGGTTGAACAAAAAATAAAGGATTTTATTTCATCCGAAAATCCTACATTAACACAATCTTATGGTAATTATAATACTATTCAATGGGAATTAACAGATAGAATTGACAGTCATGATGTTACAGCATCTATTGGGTTAAAACCAATCATACAAGGCAAATATAGTTGGGATAAAATATTAGTAGGATATCATATGACGTTGCCAGAAGAAATACAGCAAGAAGATATAACACAAATGATTCCAGAAGAAACTAAAGTGAGACATACATCGTGGAACAAGAGACCATCTAATTCGTACAGTTATATTTTGTTAAGTGCTAAAAATATGCATCTAATTGAATCATTGGCAGAACATATAACACCAATATTGGAAAGAGCAGTTTTGAATAAGGCATCAAAAAATAATATTCAAAGAGATCAGGAGGAATACAAGAAAGCAAGAATGGAAGTTATAAAAACTACACATTCCGAATTAATATCTGATCTTAAAGATGTTGGGTTCACAGTCAATCCAGATAAAGATAGTGGAGGTAGTTATGATTATAAAGATGACACTATGTATGTAAGTCCTGATGATTCAGGTATATTTTCCAGAAATGGTGGGATTTGGGTAAAAACTAATGGTTCAACATCGAAAGGACAAAATGAAGAAATTACATATTCTATTGGGGAAGATGAAACCAACCATTCGATAAACGATTTAAACCAAGATGAATTGACTTCTATACTAACAGTGTTAAAACAAAATAGAGATAGAAGAAAAACTAAGTAGTATTATGAAATGTGAAAAGTGTAAACAAATGTTCTACAGTGGAGAACCTGAAGAATATGCAGTACTATTTGAAAATGGTAGAAGATACTATATGCACCTGACTTGTTTTCTAGAAAAACACCTAAACGCTTAGGTTTATATTATGTAATTCAAATTACACTTTAATGATTAGAACAATCACAGCATTAACGGTCTTGACCTTAATTGCAACTGTAGGCATAAACAATGCTTACGCAATTGAAGGAGATGGAACCAGTCATGTTGAAGTCGATGAGTACCCATTCAATATCACAATATTGGAAGGTGGTAGTATGACTTTTCACAACAATGGCGAAACCACAATCAGTTTTGTTGCACACGGTTGGTTTGAAGGATCAGTTCCTCCAAACGATGCAATAGCATTAGAGTTCCCAATAGTAAACTGTGGAACCACATGTTTTGGTGAAGGTACATATTATGTCAATGACCTAAACGGTGGAGATTTCAGTACAATTACTATTGAGAAACCATATGTTGCACCACCACCAGAACCAGTATATGTAGCACCTGTAGAATCAACTCCAGATGAAGGAATCTACAACGTAGCAAACTATGACGGTGAAGTGGACTTGATTACTTTGCAAACACAACTTGCAACAGTAACATCACAGTTCAATGAATCTATTACAAAACTTGCAGAACAAAAAATTGCAATAGAGAATCATAATGGAGTGATACAATCACTAAACACACAGATTGGATCACTAAACGCAACAAGTACTGAAGTTTCAACATTGGAGCAGATGGTATCATCTCTACAATTAGAGAAAGACACCCTTAATGCACAAATCCTCACACTAGGAAATACAACAGCATCACAACTTGCAACAATCACATCATTGCAAGGAGATACAACACTAGATGTACAAATATCAGAGTTAGAATCACAAATTGTGACACTAACAAATACAACTTCTACGCAACTAGCAACAATCACACAGTTGAATGCTCAAGTAGTTTCAGCAAGTGATACAAGTATTCTAGATAGTAAAATTACTAACTTAGAATCACAAGTTGTAACACTAACTAGTGAAAGAGATGAATGGAAACAACTTGCCAATAATTGGTATGCCGTAGCAATGGAACAATTAAAGGTAATGATCAATGTACTAGGACTCTAGTCCACTCCATTTTTTTTATTTAACCCAAGTAATACTTAATAACTAATATTTATATATCATGATTATGCCCGAAGTTTGGGGAATTCCAGATAGATACTTTAAGAAGGATCTTGCAAATCGAGAGGAACTTCCAAAGTTGCCAACTGATGTTTTAGATTGGATAAGAGAAGTAAGACCACACGCAGAGGGTAAAAAAAGAGTTATAATGCCACCTTGGAGAGATATTTATAATGATACATTTAATAATAAATTTATTTTGGGTGGTCGTCAGATATTCAAATCCACATATACTACTGATATACTTGCACATGAAGCAACGACTAGAAGAAATTCACAATTAGTTTATGTAACTTATGATGATGTAAACAAAGCTGGATTCTCAAGACAGAAATTACAGATTGGTACTTTTGATGGGAGTGATATTCTAAAGAAATTTCCAAGAAACCGATTAGGTAATGTGGGAGAAATTTCATTAAAAAATAATAGTACAATTTATGTCACAACAGATCATGGACAATATCATCATGTAGAAGGAAAATCTGCAAGTCATATTATGTTGGATGAAGCACAATATCAAGATATGCAATACTTTGATCGTATTCCACTTGTCATGACAATTACTCAGGGAAAAGTCAGTGTACTTGGAGTTGGTGGAGAAAGTGGTTCGCCTTACGAACAATTGTGGAGAGATACAGATCAACGTGAATGGGTGTTTGATAATAATGAGGATTATGTAGATTCAGCAGGAATTGTATTTCATGGTCAAGGTTGGAGAAATGATCTTGTATTTGGGGAAATTAAAGATGAAGATACAGAAGCAACAAAATGGGGATTAATTGCAGATAATAGATTAATGAAGATTATGTCAGGTAGATGGAAGGCAAATGAACCACAAAAGAGTAGGGATTGGCATGGATTTCACATACCTCAATCAATCATTCCACATATTCCATTAAGTATAGCAGATGCAACAAATTCAAAGATGTATAACATAGACAAAAAATATTCAATAGAAGCAAAGAGGCAAAAGATGAGTCCTCATTTATTTACAAGTCATGTAGTAGGTGGATTTTATCATGCAGAACGCAGACCAATTACAAGAGAAATGATTGACAATTTATTCTACAGTAATGAAGGATTAAAGATAATGGATCCTTGGGAAATTGCAGACATTAAAGATCAGTTTGGAAAGGAAGTAATAATAACAATGGGAGTAGACTTTGGAAGTGGAAATCCATCACAGACAGTAATCAGTATTATGATTGAATGGATACTTCAACCAGAAAGTCCAACACAGGATAAAATTAGCAGATATCAATTAGTTCACTTGGAACCAAGACCAGCAGAAAACCAACTTGATCAAGCAAAGTATATTGCAGAATTATTCAACGAATGTCAATGTGATGTCGGAGTTGGGGATTTGGGATATGGAGCAATTCAAGTACAACAAATTCAAGACGGAGGAACTGACAGACTTACAGGACATCCATTTGATGGAGTAGGAAGTTCTAACTTTTTCGGTTGTAGAAGTATTGGGGATGAAACAAAGAATGTTTTACAGTTCAACAAAAAGATAGATGAACATGGAGAAGTAAGAGAACATCTAAAAATAGACAAGACAACAGCAATACAGGAATTTATCGACTTGATGGGAATTATGGTTGATGATCCAGATGACAGATATAATTTAGATAAAAGAAAACATAAATTAATGTTTCCAGCAGAACCATACAGTAAGCAAAGGATTGATTTTATTTATGCAGATCTTACAAACTTAACAAGAAAAGATCTAACTGATAAGATTGATGAAGATAAACCAGATGGCAGACAAAGGGCAAGAAAACAATTCAACCATCCAAAAGATTCTCTCATGGCAATGATTTATTCAACCAAAGCACTTGAAGTTCGACAAGGATATAATTGGGTTGGAACAGGTGGGGGTTGGAGATAATTAAATTCACTGTTTTCGATGGAGCAGTTAGTCCTCCGATTGGCTACGGAGTTTCAACGGATTGACTACCGTGTGTGTGATATAACACCTGTTGTTCTCCACTCGAAAGTCAGTGTTTATTCTTATAAGAACATATACTCTAAGTAATACTTCAATATAAATCATACTAATATACACAAAATATACAATGATATGAATGGCAGGAAATTTTGAAAAATGTCCAGAATGTGATTCTGGGAATCTAATTAAAATGGGTGGTTGTGATAGTTGTCAAGATTGTTTTTGGTCAGCTTGTCCAGTCGCATAGAACAGTATCCATAGTAAAGATACTATCCATACCTTCTTTTTTTTGGAAGTATACTTTTTTCATTTGGAAGTCTACTTTTTTCATTTGGAAGTATGTTATGAATCTTGACATACTATTAAATAGAGGTATAATCTACATAACACATGAATCAATCAACAGAATCTAGCACTCAAGTTGATGAAAGTAGTGTGTCAAAAATGTCAACAGCAGAACAAATAACAAGACAAGCAGAATGGAAGATCAGTAGTATAGTTCCAAATTCTGTCAAAATCACAAGAGAGGGAACTCGTATCGATATGGTTGACGGAACAGTTAGCATAGGAAAAATCCATGTTGTCGAATCAACCCAATGGCAAAATGATGGAAAGTTCAAAATCATGTGGGATAGATGGGATAATAACAGACGTTATGACGGAACACAAATTGGTAGAGCAAAAATTGAATATGGAAGTCCTTCAATAAAATGGATTCAAATCAAAGAATTTGCTGAAACCATAAAATATGTATGGAATATGGAAATCACTAAAGCAATAAGTGAACCATCAATTGTAAGATCAAGTGTAGATCATAAAAAAGCCCATGATGATTGGATCAAAACAGTTCCAAGACACCAATCAATTATTGGAGCAAAAGTATCTAGAGGAAGTTCAAGATGGGGAGTTGAAAAATGTCAAGTCAGTATCATAACACCAAAAAATGAAGATGCAAGACAAGCCATGATGAAAGGAACAAAAAGTATTTGTCCACCTACAAAAGCAATCATGAAGATTGTAATAGAAAGTGATGTAGATGTTACAGTTGGTTCACATAGAATTGATACAACCAGTTACTCACATACCACAATTCCAGTGATTACAATCGTTGGAAGCAAAGAAGAAGTAGACAAAGTAATCAAAAAGATTACTGGAAATCCATTTGAATGGTAAGATAAGACTTATCTAAGTCTTATTCTACTATTCTTATATGGGTATAATCAATAATTTTATTAAAGGACTTAAAAAGTCATTTAATGGTAGAGATTATCTTAGAGAGGTAAATCAATGTAATAAATGTGGTAAACCAAGTTTCTTTAATTCATGTCTAAAATGTGAGACAGATGAAGCATATAGAGGTTGGGGTAAAAACAATTAACATGTTTTGCTATGATTTACTATTTCATCTAAAATTTCATCATCTATCATAACTTGTTTAGCTGACCAACCACATTTACATCTGTATCTCACAATTTAATTTTACAAAATAGTCAATATAATTGTTTATAGATTATAATTTATAATATTTAATAATATTTATTGTAATAATTACATTTTATATTAAAATTCTTAAAAAAAATAAAGTTTTTATAATACAAGTGTGTAATACTTAGTATGCAGATTCAAAAGATCGGCAAAAATTAGATGCGTAAGTCAATAGAATGATTTCATGTATTCGGGCTTAGACTCGTAACAGGCGAATAGCCATTACGTTCTATAATATGACTTACGCCTTTTTTTAATTATATTTAAATACGTAACTTTATTATTATTTACATGGGTACAATTAAAATTTATGAAGATACATTTAAAATTGCAAACGATACTGTTGAAACACATTTAGGTAAACTTGGTAAAATGCCAAACCCAATTTCAAGAGAATTTGGTGGATTTGATCCAGCAGGATTAAATGATGAAGGCGAATGGTATGACAATCCATCATGGGAAGCAGGATATACAATGTCTACAGATGAAATTAGACAACACAATGTCAATACTTTGAAAGATCGTTTTAATGCTCAAAAGCAAGGAGGTTATAATTTTAGTTATGATGATGAAATTGACAATGTAAGAAATATTAGTGCTAGTAATGGTGGATGGAGTTTACCACAATCTGTCATGAAAACACCTGAAGGATTTGATGCTTTAAGATCAGCAAAAGATGAAGTTATTAGTTGGATTAAAGATCAACAAAGAGCAGAAAAAGCAACATATCCAGATCCATCATGGGAATCAAAAGCAAATGAAGAAGCACTAGGAGATCCATCTGATCATGACAATGTAGAAAAACAAGCATTCTTAAAGAAATTAAAAAACACTCCAAATATGGAAGGTGCTAAATGGTTATTCGGATTAGAAGAATCAAAAGCAAATGAAGAAACGTATGAGGAAATAGCTGATGGTTATGGTGGTAGAAGATATATTGGCACAAGTGGAAATGCTCATAGAGGTGGTCATCCAGCAAATTATAGTGAGTCAAAAGAGTGGCTTGATTCTTCTTATCAAGATGAGTTATTATATTCTAAATATTATAAGGAATTACAAACAGCACAAAATATGATTAGAGATGGAAACACAAATCCAGATGGAAGTGGACAACCAATATTTAAACAGCATATTTCAGATTACTTGTGGAATACTTTAGGACTTGATGGAGTTCCATCTGGTAAGTTAAAGGAAATAATAAATAATTTATATAAATTAGAGGGTAAGGTTGCAGAATCATGGAAATCAGTAGAAGCAATCGCAAAAGAAGCAATCAGTGAAGATGAAAAAGATGATATATTTCAATACTTATTTGACTTACAAGAAAGT